GGGGAAGGCGATGAGAATTATTACGCCTACTATAAAGGGATATCTGTTTTTTTATATAAAGACGACATTAAATATTATTTTGTGGCGAAACGCAACATGACAAAGACCGAAAACAAAAATTCCCCCCCTCCTAACACTGACTACTGGGTAGCGGATGAATGCTCTAAAACCCTAACAGGGTGCCGATTAAGATGGGGTCTTCACGCTCAAGGGGGTGTCGAAAACAATAAAAACGGCCCACAAAGTTGTGCCATAATTCCGGGCAAACTTCCTTTCGGAGGGTTTCCTGCGGCTAGAAAAATCCAAGGATAATGAAACTTTCCCCGTTAATTAAAGAAGGAATAAAGGCTCACGCCTTTCGCGAAAAGCCCCACGAGTGTTGCGGCTTAATAATAGAAGGGCCGAAGGCCCTTGAGTCCGTTGCATGTACAAACGTCTCCGAAACTCCTGAAAAACATTTTTCTCTACGTCCAAGAGACTATGTAAGAGCCTCAAAAAAAGGAAAAATAAGGGCAGTCTATCACTCCCACATTTCAAAAAATGACAAATTTTCCCCCAACGATATGATGCACAGCAGAACCCATCAGGTTCCCTTTATTCTATACAGCACCGGTAAAGACTGCTTCTCAACCTTTGACCCCAAAAAAAATAAGACATTTTTATACGAAAAACCTTTTGCTATCGGATCTACAGATTGTTATTTGGTAGTTAAGGAATACTACAAGGATCTTGGCATTGAACTCGCTGATATACCGGGAAGTCGTACCAATCTTTCGTGGCACAAAAAAAATCCACGCTTAATTCAGGAGCTTTTTGAACTCAATAAGCAAAACCCCGACTTACCTATTTTTGAACTTCCTGCAAATTCCGATATGAAAGAACATGACGTAATAGTTTTCGAGTTCTTGAAAGGCTACGGGGCCAACCATGTAGCTATTTACCTAGGAGACGGTACTATAATTCACCATCCACGAAATAAATACATGTGTATAGAACCGTTAAGCCAAATTCATACTAGAAAAATACACAAAATATACAGGCACAAGAAATATGAGTAAACTAGTTAATATCAAACTTCACGGCATTTTGGGGGAGCAAATGGGACAATCTGAATGGAAGCTCGCTATCAATAGTGTTGGAGACGCCGTGAGGGGAATTCAATGCAACACCAAGAAATTTTACTCTCAGCTTCTTGAAAACGACAAGGAAAACATTAGATATCGGGTGTTGATCAACGAACAAGATTTCGAAGTTGAAGAAGGGAAAGACCCTAACACTACTGAAGGGTTGGCTACTTCGGAACTAATGATGAAAAGGGGAGAAATTAAAAGCATAGATATAGTTCCTGTACTGGAAGGTTCGGATGACTTTATGGCTATTTTTACCATAATTATAGGAATAGTATTAATAGCGACAGGAGTAGGATTAATTGCAATGCCCGGGTGGCTGGCTAGTGGAGGAGTAGCAATGAAGGCGGCGTTGGTAATGGGAGGTATTGGTCTTGTTGCGGCGGGCGTCACTAACCTATTGACAGAAATGCCCAAGTTTGGAGATTTCAGGGAAATAGAACAAGGGGGGGGAAAGGCTTATCTTTTAGGTGGTCCTCAAAACACAATAAGGGAAGGGGGACCGGTGTTCGTCGGTTACGGTCGTTTAATGGCCGGAAGCCACGTCATTCAATCGGCGCTCGATACCGTGGATTCTCCTGCAGAGGTACTTCCCAAGGATACATGGGGACAGACCAAGTACGGTCTTCTTTATAATATTCCGAACGCCGGAGGACTCTTGGCCAATCGCGTAAAGGCGTGGGGAACGAACCCGGACGAATAAGGAAAACATGGGAAAAAAGAAAAAACAAAAACAAGCGCGCCCAGTTGTCACAGACGTTTCCGCTGTTAGAACCTCTGATGGCACATATGTTACTTCACGTGCTTATGCCGAAACCGCAGACTTACTGAGCGAAGGGGAAATTGACGGTCTTGTGAGCGGCAATTACCAATACATGGGAAACGAAGGCGAAACCGGATATACCCAAGTTGTTCTCGATCTTTTTACGGCCACCGGAACGGCTGGTGCCGCAACCGCAACGCTTACTAACAATTCTCAGCAATTACAACTGGGTTTTTTACGTTCTATTTATTGGAATGACGTTCCAGTTGTAGATAAGGACGGATATTATAACTTTCAATCTGTTAATGTTCATCAAGTAGTGGGGGGACCTATTGGGACCCTTCCTAGATTAAGCACTGAGATGAACAACTACACCGGCATGACTGGTGACCCCCTACTGGACTTAACCGTTCAAAGAACTATTGGTGAAAGACTGTATGGCCCTGAAGTAGCCAGCGGAGAAGGAGAATTCCCTACTGATGAAAGAATAGCCAAACTAAAAGCAGGCACAAAGATAGACAAATATTCCAAAACTTATACTATACTAAACAAGGAATGCAACAAGATACAAGTAAACATTAAAATAAATGCCCTGCTTGAAAGCCTTCAGGCGGGACCCAAAACCTACAAAAAATCAGCTCAACTAGCAGCAGAAGGAGCAGCATCTGCAGGTTATGGAGACACGAAGGCTCGCACCATAGAGTATGCAATTTACTATCAACCTATTTTTGACCAACGGTTCCAAGAGGCAAGTACCGGTAGCACAACTGATATCGTTTTGGACAAAACCATCCTTAACCCACAACAATGGATTCTCGCCAAAACTGAACGAGTTACCGGTAAAATAGATCAAGGCTACATACGAACCACTACAATTGATTTATCGAAAGAAGATCTAGCAGACACTTCTTTTTTCGAGGGGTGGAGGATAAGGATTGTCCGCCTCACACCTGAGTCTCTCACTTCTTTTCTGAGAAACGTTTCCTTCGTGGACTCCATAGTGGAAGTTTATGGTACACAATTGAGGTACCCCTATTCTTCCATGATATATTCTCAATTTGATGCCCGAACCTTTTCTCGAATCCCCGCGCGTTCATACGACACACGCCTTTTGAAGATAAAGGTTCCAAATAATTACGACCCCGAAACAAAAACATACGGGAGAAGTGACGGTGCAGTAGGTGATTATCCTGTTGATCCGTACAACACCCTATGTCGCCGAAGGACAGGTTCCAACCCTTGGTATTTCACTACGCGAGCTGGAAGCGAAAAAACTGAAGCGTTCTGGAATAAAGCCGTATGCGCCACTCGTCCCAACAATAATTGGAATGGAGAATTTAAAAAGGAGACTTTTTCCGCTACTGCAATAGGTACAAATAGTGAGGCAGCGGAGTCAGATGAAGAAATCTTTATAAAGGAATGGTGCGACAATCCTGCATGGTGTTTTTACGATATTCTAACTAATCCTCGTTACGGACTGGGGGAATACATCAACGAAGAGGACATTGACAAATGGGCTCTTTACGAAATAGCACAATATTGTGACGTCCTTGTTCCTGATGGTTACGGCGGAATAGAGCCTAGATTTACCTTCAACTATATATTAGCAAGTCGCGAAGAAGCCTTTAAGGTAGTAAACGACTTGGCGTCAGCTTTTCGTGGCATAGCCTATTACGCAAACGGCTCCATTATGGCTGTTCAAGACAAATTCAAAACCCCCATTACCCAGTTTACTACCTCCAATGTCATTGGCGGAGATTTTAATTACGCTTCTTCCGCAAAGAAAGCGCGTCATACGGTAGCCATCGTAAGATACAACGATAAAAGAAACTTCTTCCAACCGGCAGTCGAATATGTCGAAAACGAAGAGTCCGTCAGGAGATATGGTATCAGGGAAATTGAAACCTCTGCATTGGGATGCACCAGTAAAGGTCAAGCCAGACGTTTTGCCAAATGGATTCTTGCCAGCGAAGCCAATGAAACCGAAACAGTATCTTTTGGGGTGGGCATGGAGGGAGCGTATCTTAAACCCGGGGACATTGTTCAAATTTATGACAACTTTCGGAGCCCCTTTAAGTATAGCGGTCGTACCAACCGTGTCGAACCTCTGCTTGCCAACTACAACAACGACGATAACGCAGATTGGCAAGGCGAAGGAACAGTAGAACCTGTTTTTAATTGGAATTTTGACAATATCATTGTCGATCAGGCAATTTCCTTTAAAACAAATAAATTGTACAAGCTGGATCTCCTTACGCCTACTTATGATTACCCCACGGGAACCATAGATCTTGATTCTTCAGACAAAGTTAGTAGAAATCAGCTTCAAACCTTGCTCTTCAGCGGGGCACATACCAAAACTTATACGGGATCTCTTGCTGGGGGGGATACCTTCAGGTCTGATTATCTGGTGAGCGGAAGCGGCGTATGCACTCAAATTTTCTTTAACACGGGAGATTATTTTGGAGGAACGGCTAATAAATTTGACTTCTCTAATTACGTCATAACGGGTTATACAAACCCTGACGTACAGGGCAAACATACGTCCGCCCCCGTTTCGGAATCCTATTCGGGTGGATGTTTCTCGGGTCAAAATCTAATATGGAGCTGCGAACCTTCCTCTCCAGATGACGACGAATTTGTGAGTGGAAATTCCTCCAGTTATAGGGTGATTAATATCGCCGAAAACGATAATAACTCCTATTCGATTTCCGCTTTAGCCTACTCAACCGGAAAATACGATGACGTTGAAAACGCCATAAAATTTGAGGGTAAAAACGTGGATCAAGTGCCATTGTTTCCGACCGGAAATATTGACGGTAGACAAGCCGAACTTAACCATGTAGCAGAGCTTCGTTATCCTATGTCAGACGGGCCAAACATATCACATTCCACAGCGATGACACTTTCGGCAGATAAAGCGTTCCCATCCGGATACGCCACTTTTAAGGATGTGCCAAAACTGGACATGTACACCACCCTAAAAGTAACATTTTTACCTGCTGGTTATGAATCCGCACAAATCTCCACGACCCAAACTATAAATACCGACATAAAAGCGGAGGAATCGTTAGATTACGCTATCTGTATTTCTCGTGAAGCAAATTTTAATTTACCTTTTGAACTAGCTGACGTTGACGCTACAGACCGGGTGCCTTGGGCTATTAATCACGGTAATTGGAGGATATATCAAACC